ATGACGGCACACGCACCACCACCCACCACCACGGTCGCCGCCCAGGTCGCCGGAATCGCCCATCTGTCGATGGGCGATCTCTGGGCACTGTGGGACGAGCATTTCGATGAACGGCCCGGCCACCACCATCGCGGCTGGCTGGAGAGCCGACTGGCCTACAGGATTCAGGAACGCGCCTTCGGCGGTCTGAAACCCTCTCTGCGTAAGAAGCTCGAAGAGGTCGGCGAAACCGGCATCCTGCCCAAGTCGCTGCGAAGCGACGCCCAACGCCTGCTGCCCGGCACCATCCTCACGCGCATCTACAACGACCTCGAGCATCGCGTGCTGGTGCGCGGCACGGGTGATTTCGAGTATCAGGGGCAACGCTTCAAGAGCCTGTCCGCGATTGCGGGCCGCATCACCGGCAGTCACTGGTCTGGCCCGGTGTTCTTCGGCCTGAAGACGCCCGCCACGAAGAAGGTGACGGCATGAGTTCCCCGCGTGCTCATTCCCTGCCGACGGTCACGCCGAAGAAGCGTTGCGCCGTCTACACCCGCAAATCCACCGACGAGGGGCTGGATCAGGAATACAACAGCCTCGAAGCCCAGCGCGACGCGGGCCTCGCCTTCATCGCCAGCCAGCGGCACGAGGGCTGGATCGCCATCGGCGACGGCTACGACGATGGCGGCTACTCCGGCGGCAACATGGAGCGCCCGGCGCTGCGCCGCCTGATGGCCGACATCGAGGCCGGGAAGATCGACACCGTGGTCGTCTACAAGATCGACCGCCTGACGCGCAGCCTGCCGGACTTCGCCAAGCTGGTCGAGGTGTTCGACCGCAACGGCGTGTCCTTCGTTTCCGTCACGCAGCAGTTCAACACCACCACGTCGATGGGACGGCTGACGCTCAACATCCTGCTGTCCTTCGCGCAGTTCGAGCGTGAGGTCACGGGCGAGCGCATCCGCGACAAGATCGCGGCGAGCAAGGCCAAGGGCATGTGGATGGGCGGCGTTCCGCCCTTGGGCTACGACGTGATCGAGCGCAAGCTCATCGTCAACGAACGCGAGGCGGCGCTGGTGCGCGACATCTTCCGGCGCTACGGCGAGCATGGCTCGGCGGCGCGGCTGGTGCGCGAACTGGACATCGAAGGCCACACCACGAAGGCGTGGTTGACGAAGAGCGGGCGGCAACGACCGGGCCGCACCATCGACCAGCAGTACCTGTTCACGATGCTGCGCAACCGCATCTACCTCGGTGAAATCTCCAACAACGGCCAGTGGTACGAGGGCCAACACGAAGCCATCGCCACACCGGCGCTGTGGGATGCGGCGCACGCCTTCATCGAACGGCGCAAGCAGGCTCCGCGCGAGCACGCCGCCAAGCATCCGGCGCTTCTGGCGGGCCTGCTGTTCGCGCCCGATGGTCAGCGCATGCTGCACTCCTTCGTCAAGAAGAAGAACGGACGGCAGTACCGCTACTACGTTCCCTACCTGCACAAGCGCCGCAACGCGGGTGCGAGCCTGTCACCCCATACTCCGGATCGACCGGACGTCGGCCATCTGCCCGCCGCCGAAATCGAGAACGCGGTGCTGGCGCAAATCCACGCCGCACTCTCCGCGCCGCAGATGCTGATCGCGGTGTGGCGGGCCTGCCAGCAGCATCCTGCAGGTAGCAAGCTCGATGAAGCGCAGGTAGTCGTGGCCATGCAGCGCATCGGCGACGTGTGGGCGCAGTTGTTCCCCGCCGAGCAGCAACGCATCACGCGGCTGCTGATCGAACGGGTGCAACTGCATGCACAGGGGCTGGACATCGTCTGGCGCGAGGACGGCTGGATCGGGTTCGGGGCCGACATCGGTGCGCACCCATTGGTCGAGGAAGCCCGCGCGCAGGCCGAAGAGGCGCTGGCATGAACACCACGGCGAACCCGCGCAAGCGCACTGTCCACATCGAGGTCGGTACCGATGCCCGCAGCTACATCAGCGGCGGTCAGCGGGTCACGCTGGTGCCGTTGACGATCAAGCACCGCCAGAACCGCAAACTGCTGATCCCGCCCGCACCCGACGCCATTGGCGCGACGGGCGGCCTCGACGCGCCGATGATCAAGACGCTCGGCAAAGCCTTCTACTGGAAGCGACTGATCGACGAAGGCGTCTATCCGACGACCGCAGATCTGGCGCGCGCGCTGAAAGTGGAGACAGGCTGGGCGGCCGAGGTGCTGCGCATGACCATGCTGGCCCCGGACATCGTCGAGGCGATCTTCGAGGGCCGCCAACCCCGGCATCTGAACCTGCACACGCTGCGCGGCCGCCAAGACCTGCTGCCCCGCGACTGGGGCGAGCAGCGTCGGCTGCTGGGCTTCACCGACGCCTGAACCCCATCCCCGATTCCGCTGACGACGGCGAGCCATGTGCTCGCCGTTCTCATTTGCGCGCGAGCGGATTGGCGAACCCGAAGTTTCCGAGTGGTTCGCCATTGCGTCCCTTCAAGGTTCGCCACCCGAAATTTGGAATGACACCTGTTCCTCAACAACGCAACAGGAGCGTTCCATGCAGACATCAGCGAGCAGTATCCCCCGGTCGCCGCAGCAGGCGATCAATAGCCTTTCACCCGGCGACCGCCGGGTGCTCAACGAAAACGAACTGGCCCAGCGGTGGGGCGTCAGCCCCAAGACCCTGCAACGCTGGCGCAGCGAAGGTCGCGGCCCGCGCTACCTGAAGCTGTCCAAGCGCGTCGGCTACCCCGTGGACGCGGTCATCGAGTTCGAGCGCGACGCACTCCACGACTCGACGTCCGAACGCGCGGCGGTTTGAGGAGCGATGCCATGAACGACATCACCCTCTTTCCCGCCGACATCGCTGCGATGTCCGTCAGCCAGTTGGCCGCGCTGCCCGCCGCGCAGAAGGCAGAGATCGACAAGAACCTCGACGAAGCCCTCGACTGGCTCAAGAAGGCGCGTGCCAAGTTTGATGCGGCGCTCGACGCTGCCTACGGCGAGCAGGCGCGCACGGCGCTGCGCGATTCAGGCCGCGACTTCGGCACCGCGCACATCGACGACGGCGCGCTGCACATCAAGTTCGAGCTGCCCAAGAAGGTCAGCTGGACCCAGCAGCAACTGGCCGAAATCGCCGAGCGCATCGTGGCTTCGGGCGAGAAGGTCGAGGGTTACCTCGACGTCAAGTTGTCCGTCCCCGAATCCCGCTTCACCAACTGGCCTCCGGCCCTGCAGCAGCAGTTCGCCACCGCTCGCACGGTCGAGCCGGGCAAGCCGTCTTTCACCCTTTCCCTCGATTCGGAGCACTGATCATGAGCACCCGCCTCATCGCTTTGCTGCGCAAGCAGCTGCCGTCCATCTTCGGCGAATCCCTGCCCACGGACATCCATTACCGCAACGCTGACGGCAACGTGGTCGCCGTCGCGCTCGACGCGGCCACGGTGGACGAACTGGCCTTCGCCATCCAGACCGCCAGCGCGGAAGCGTCGGCATTGAACCGCCGCCGCAACGCGCTGGAAGACCTCCACACCGAGGTGCGCAAGCGCGCCGCGCGCGGTGCCGACCGCATCGCCGACATCGAGTGGGAGGGCTGATCATGAGCGCGATCATTCCCTTCCAGTTCGAAGCGCACGCCGTGCGCGTGCAGGTCGATGGCGCGGGCCTGCCGTGGTTCAACGCCAGCGACGTCTGCGATGCGCTGGAGATGGGCAACCCGTCTCAGGCGATCAAGTCCCACGTCGATGCCGATGATCTCCAGAAATTGGAGGTCATCGACAACCTCGGCCGCACACAGCGCGCCAACCACGTCAACGAATCCGGCCTCTACGCCCTGATCCTCGGCAGCACGAAGGACGCCGCGAAACGCTTCAAGCGTTGGGTGACCGGCGAAGTGCTGCCCGCGATCCGCAAGACCGGCGCGTATGCCACCCCCGGCACGCTGGCGGCCTTGCCCGCGCCGACCCACGATCGCGTCAGCGCGATCCTGCTGATCGGCGAGGCGGTGGCGAAGGTGCCGGGCGTCAAGACCGGCATTGCGATGGCGGCGACGCTGACCTGCATCCACGAGAACACGGGCCTCGCCGTCGAAACCCTGCGCCGCACGCTGCCCGCCGCCAACGAGCCGATCTGCTCGCTCAACGCCACCCAGCTCGGCAAGCTGCTGAACCGCTCGGCCAAGGCCACGAAGCAGTTGCTGTCGGCAGGCGGTTTCCAGTTCCGCAACGACCGCGACGAATGGGAACTGACCGAGGCCGGTGAAGCGTGGGCCGAGGCCATGCCGTACTCGCGCAACGGCCACAGCGGCTACCAGATTCTCTGGAATCCCGCCGTCGCCGACGAGTTGAAGGAGGTGGCGTGATGTCCCTCCCGATCATCTCCGCGCAGCAGCGCATGGCCGAGCGCAAGGGCGTGAAGCTCCTGATGCTGGGCAAGTCCGGCATCGGCAAGACCACCCGGCTCAAAGACCTCGACCCGAAGACCACGCTGTTCATCGACATCGAGGCGGGCGACCTCGCCGTGGCCGACTGGCCGGGCGACACCATTCGTCCGGCGTCGTGGCCGGAGAGCCGCGACTTCTTCGTGTTCCTCGCCGGGCCGGACAAGTCCCTGCCGCCGGACGCCGCGTTCTCGCAGGCGCATTACGACCACGTCATCGAGAAGTTCGGCGACCCGGAGCAGCTCGACCGCTACCACACCTTCTTCCTCGACTCGATCACGCAGCTCTCGCGCCAGTGCTTCGCGTGGTGCAAGACGCAACCGGGCGCGGTCAGCGACCGCACCGGCAAGCCCGACATGCGCGGCGCTTACGGTCAGCTTGGACAGGAGATGGTCAGTGCGCTCACCCACCTGCAGCACGCGCGTGGCAAGAACGTGGTGTTCGTCTGCATCCTCGACGAACGGCTCGACGACTACAACCGCAAGGTGTTCGTGCCACAGATCGAAGGTAGCAAGACCAGCCTCGAACTGCCCGGCATCGTCGACGAGGTCGTGACGCTGGCCGAGATCAAGGCCCAGAACCCGGATGGCAGCGACAGCAGCTTCCGCGCCTTCGTCACCCACACCCTCAATCCCTACGGCTACCCGGCCAAAGACCGCAGCGGTCGCCTCGACCTGCTCGAACCGCCGGACTTGAACGCGCTGATCGCCAAGTGCGCGGGCACACCCGTGCCCGCCAGCGCCGCCATTCCCCAATCCCACGAATCTCAAGAGCAATCACCATGACCACGCAGAACTGGAACGACTTCAACGACGCCGAACAGCAGCAAGGCTTCGATCTCATCCCCAAGGGCACCATCGTCCCGGTGCGCATGACCATCAAGCCCGGTGGCCACGACGATCCGTCGCAGAACTGGACGGGCGGCTATGCCACCCAGTCCTTCGACACCGGGTCGGTCTATCTCGCCGCCGAATTCGTAGTGACTGCAGGCGACCACGCCAAACGCAAGATGTGGTCGAACATCGGCCTGTACTCGCCGAAGGGGCCAACCTGGGGCCAGATGGGACGCACCTTCATCCGCGCCGTGCTCAACAGCGCACGCAACGTCCATCCGCAGGACAACGGCCCGCAGGCGGCGGCCGCGCGCCGCATCCAGGGCTTCCACGAACTGGACGGCATCGAGTTCCTCACCCGTGTGGACGTCGAGAAGGACGCCAAGGGCCTGGATCGCAACGTCGTGAAGCTCGCGGTCGAACCCGACCACCCCGACTACGCGAAGTTCATGGGCGTGCCGCCGAAGACCAAGACCGGCGGCGGCACCTCGGGCGCTCCGGCACAGGCCGCGCCGTCTTCCTACGCCGTCACTGCCACACCAGCCGCGCCGCAGCGCGCGCCGGTGACCGGCAAGCCCGCGTGGGCGCAGTGAGGGAGGCGAATGAAATGCTGGGTCTGCAAACGACAGGCGCGCGGCTACGGCCACACGGATGGCCGCTTCAAGACCGCCGATCCGCGCCGCTACGTGATGGACTGGGTGTTCTGCTCGCGCCGCTGTCAGAACGTCTTTCACCAGATGTACGGCAACTGGATGTGCGTGAAGGAAGGACGCACGCCCAAGACGGAGGTCGCCATGATCGATCCGTCTGATGTCGAGCTGGGCGCGATGCGCAAATGCCTCAAGGCCTTCGGCGAGGCGGCGGGCGAGATCGGCTTCGACAAGCCCTTGGGCAGCTACGCCGAAGCCGAGGCGCTCCGCGTCATCGACGCCATCGTCACCTGCTACACGGAGGCGATGGTCGAGCACCACGAAGCGACCAAGTACCCGCCCGTGCGCGGCATGGAGCCGACGCCCGATCCGTTCGGCTTCTCCGATTTGGAGGACAAGGAATTCTGGGACGAGCCGAGGGGGAAGAAGCCATGATGGACTTCAATTCCTCGTCCAGCGTCTCCGGCCAGATCACGGCGCTGATCGACATCGGGATGCAGCATGCGCGCGAACAGCAGCCCACGCGCGACTACCTCGGTGCCTCGCGTCTGGGCATCGAATGCGAGCGCGCCTTGCAGTTCGAGTACGCCAAGGCTCCCGTGGATCACGGGCGCGACACGGGCGGGCGGATGCTGCGCATCTTCGAACGCGGCCATGTCATGGAGGACTGCATGGTCGCGTGGCTGCGCGCGGCGGGTTTCGACCTGCGGACGCAGAAACCCGACGGCGGCCAGTTCGGCTTCGCCGACGCGCATGGCCGTCTGCGCGGCCACGTCGATGGCGTGCTCGTCGGCGGGCCGGACGGTTTCCGCTACCCGGCGTTGTGGGAGAACAAATGCCTCGGCGCGAAGGCATGGCGCGAGCTGGAAGCCAAAGGCCTCGCAGTCGCCAAGCCGGTCTATGCCGCGCAGGTCGCGCTGTATCAGGCACACCTGCAACTGCACGAACACCCGGCGCTGTTCACAGCGATCAACGCCGACACGATGGACATCTACGTCGAGCTGGTGGCCTTCGATCCATCGCTGGCGCAGCGCATGACCGACCGCGCGGTCAAGGTCATCACAGCGACCGAGGCTGGTGAGCTGCTGCCGCGCAGATTCCACGACGCCACCCATTTCGAGTGCCGCATGTGCGCGTGGCAAGACCGCTGCTGGAGGCCGACATGAACCATACCCCTTTGAATCAGGTGCTCGGCGAGCAACTGATCGACTCGCGCCAAGCGGCGCTGATGTTCAACCTGCCGACCTACTGGTTCTCCCAAGCCAAGGAACGCCAGCAGCGCCGCATTCCGCATTACCGCGTCGGCAAGCTCGTTCGCTTCAAGCCCAACGAACTGGAAGCGTGGATCGTCGCGCAGCAGCCCTCCGACGGGGAGGCTGCGGATGCTTGATTTCAACGACACGCAGACCCCTGTTCCTCGTGACCTCGACGCCGAGCGCGAAGCGATCCGCACCGAACTGCTGGCGCGGGTGGAATCCGTTCTGGCCGCGCTGTTCCCGGCAGGCCGCAAGCGCGGCGGCAAGTTCCTCACCGGCGACGTTCTCGGCAGCCCGGGCGACAGTCTGGAGATCGTGCTCGATGGCGAAAAGGCGGGCCTGTGGACGGATCGCGCCACGGGCGACGGTGGCGACATCTTCGCGCTGATCGCCGCGCACCTCGGCATCGATGCCCCCGCCGATTTCCCGCGCGTGCTCGACGCGGCGACTGAACTGCTCGGACGCGCTCCGGCCGAATCACGATCAGCGGCGCGCAAAGGCAAGAAAGAAGCGCCCGTCGATGACCTCGGCCCGGCCACCGCGAAGTGGGACTACCTCGACGCCGCTGGCAAGCTGATCGCCGTCGTCTACCGCTACGACCCGCCCGGACGGAAGAAGGAGTTCCGCCCGTGGGACGCGCGCCGCCGCAAGATTGCTCCGCCCGATCCCCGTCCGCTCTACAACCAGCCGGGCATGGCCAGCGTGTCGTTGGTGGTGCTGGTCGAAGGCGAGAAATGCGCGCAGGCGCTGATCGACGCAGGCATCGTCGCCACCACCGCGATGAACGGCGCGAACGCCCCGGTCGAGAAAACCGACTGGTCTCCGCTGGCGGGCAAGACCGTGCTGGTCTGGCCCGACCGCGACAAGCCGGGTTGGGAGTACGCGACGCTGGCGGCGCAGGCCATCCTGTCGGCGGGAGCGAAAACCTGTCACATCCTGTACCCGCCCGAAGAAGCAGCAGAGGGCTGGGACGCGGCGGACGCCGTGGCCGAGGGCTTCGACGTCGCGGCCTTCCTCACCCACGGCCCACGCCTCCAGATGCACGACGTCGCCGACGACGCCGAGCCGGTCGTCAGCAGCGACGAATCGGTGTGGGGCACGGAGGACGCGCTGGCGCTGGCCTTCACCCGGCGCTACCACCGCGACTGGCGCTACGTCGCGGCGTGGGGCCGCTGGCTGGTGTGGGATGGGTATCGCTGGCGCACCGAGGACACGCTGGCGGCCACCGACCTGATCCGCAGCGTCTGCCGTCACGCCGCCGTCCACGCCGACAACCCGAAGATCGCCGCCAAGCTCGCCACCTCCGGCACGGTCGGCGGCGTCGAACGGCTGGCGCGCGCGGATCGCCGCCACGCGGCCACCACCGCCGAATGGGACGCCGACCCGTGGCTGCTCAACACGCCCGGTGGCGTGGCCGATCTCAAGACCGGCAGGCAACGCGCCCACGACCGCGCCGACCGGATGACGAAGATCACCACGGCATCACCCTCTGGCGATTGCCCAATCTGGCGGCAGTTCCTCGACGAGGTCACGGGCGGCGATGCCGAACTGCAAGCCTACTTGCAACGGATGGTCGGCTACTGCCTGACTGGCGTGACGAGCGCCCATGCCCTGTTTTTTCTCTACGGCACCGGTGCCAACGGCAAGAGCGTATTCGCCAACGTGGTCAGCACCATCCTCGGCGACTACGCCGCCACTGCGTCGATGGACACCTTCGTCGAAACGCGTGGTGACCGGCATCCGACCGATCTGGCCGGGCTTCGCGGGGCGCGCTTCGTGACGGCCATCGAAACGGAACAGGGTCGGCGCTTGAACGAGTCCAAGGTCAAGGCCATCACCGGCGGCGACAAGATCTCCGCGCGCTTCATGCGGCAGGACTTCTTCGAGTACACGCCGCAGTTCAAGCCGGTGATCGTCGGCAACCACAAGCCCGCCATCCGCAACATCGACGAGGCGATGAAGCGGCGGATGCACCTGATCCCATTCACGGTGACGATCCCTCCCGAACGGCGCGATGGCAACTTGACCGAGAAGTTGCTCGCCGAGCGAGACGGGATTCTGGCGTGGGCGGTGGCCGGATGCCTTGCGTGGCAACGCGAAGGCTTGAAACCGCCTGCCAGCGTGGTATCGGCGACGGAGGAGTATTTCGAGTCCGAAGACGCGCTGGGCCGTTGGCTGGACGAACGTTGCGTGCGCGACGCCAACGCGAAGTCGCTGACCGCCGAACTGTTCGGCGACTGGAAGCAGTGGGCGGATTCGGCGGGCGAGTTCATCGGCTCGCAGCGCCGCTTCTCCGACCTGCTCATCACGCGGGGCGTCGAGAAATGGCGCAACACGGCGGGCGTTCGCGGCTTCCGTGGCATTGGCCTCAAGCATCCGCCCAAGCCCGCCTACACCCCATACGCCGACGACTGACCGCCATGCCGACATACCCGACTGACGCATTTGACGCATCTGAACATTGGTTTCCCACGCGCGTGCGCGCGCACGCCTCATGGGGAGTTTCGTTTTGCTGCGCCAGATGCGTCAGTCCGAACACCAATAGGACTGAAATCATGACCACGACCATCCTCGCCCTCGACTTGGGCACCACCACCGGCTGGGCGCTGCGCGGCAGCGACGGCCACATCACCAGCGGCAGTGAAAGCTTCCGTCCGCAACGCTTCGAAGGCGGCGGGATGCGCTTCCTGCGCTTCAAGCGTTGGCTCACGGAACTGAAGGCCGCGACCAGCGGCATCGACGCGCTGCACTTCGAGGAGGTGCGTCGCCACGTCTCAACCGACGCCGCGCACGCCTACGGCGGCTTCCTCGCCACGCTCACCGCGTGGTGCGAGCACCACCAGATTCCGTATCAGGGCGTGCCGGTCGGCACGATCAAGAAGCACGCCACCGGCAAAGGCAACGCGGGCAAGGATGAGGTGATCGCTTCCGTCACCGCGCGCGGCCACGCGCCGTCCGACGACAACGAGGCCGACGCGCTGGCGCTGCTGCACTGGGCCATCGCGCAGCACGATCTGGCACAGGAGGTATGAGATGAAGATTCCCACGCCCACCTACCGCTGCCCGCTGGCGCGCATCCAGCCCGATACCACCGACCTCGAAACGATGAAGCAACGCGGCTGGCGCGACCAGCACATCCTCGTCGTCAACGAAGCCGACGAACGCCTCGACTTCATCGAGCGCGAGTTCATCCGGCGCATCGGGGAACGGCTATACGGAGGGGTGCGTCATGGCTGACCGTCGAACCCCGTGGACGATTGACGACGTGGCGGCACGCTTCGAGGAAGCCGCCAGCACCGGACGTCGCCTGCCGCCCGTGCGCGTGCAGGGCTACTTCAACACATGGCCGATCATCGTGCGCAAGGAGTGGGAAGCCTTCGCTGCCGACGAGCACGTCTACCGACCGTTCCCTCCGACCCCAGACGCCATCGACCGGATGCTGGAGACGATGAAGTGGGTGCAGTGGCTGGAGGTCGAGCAACGGCATCTGGTGTGGATGCGCGCCAAGCGATACGGCTGGCGCGACATCACGATCCGCTTCGCCTGCGACCGCACGACGGCATGGCGGCGTTGGCAGCGCGCCTTGCAGACGGTCGCCGATCAGCTCAACGGTGTCGTCGTCGCGTAGTGATTTGGCGTGATTTGGCGCGCATGGTCTGCAATGCGAGTGCATCAGCGGCCATCAGCGGTTTTTGAGCGTGCAACAAATCGACCGACTCAAGGGTAGGATTTGATCCATGCTCGGGATCAGTGGCTTTGAGGCGACAGTCGCTTCCAAGCCACGCTCCCGAGGGGAAATGGGCCCTTCCTGGCCAATGACCCATGCGGGGGGCGCGAGCGCGACGCTTTTCTAGCGTCAGGGTGCGAACCGGGGTTCGCACAGGTTCGCGGTTCGCACCCCGTCAAGTTCGCACCTTTCACTCCAACCCGCCACGGCATCGTCCGTCGGCGGGTTTCGTTTTTTTCAGGAACCGAACACTTGAACCCACTCCTCGTCGAGTACCGCAAGGTCGAGACGCTGATCCCCTACGCCCGCAACCCGCGCACGCACACCGAAGCGCAGATCGCCAAGATCGCGGCCAGCATCGTCGAGTACGGCTGGACGAACCCGATCTTGGTCGATGGCGGTAACGGCATCATCGCGGGGCACGGGCGGCTGGCGGCGGCGCACAAGCTGGGCTTGGCCGAGGTGCCCGTGATCGAACTGGCGCACCTGTCCGCCGCGCAGAAGCGCGCCTACGTCATCGCCGACAACCGGTTGGCGCTGGGCGCGGGCTGGGACGAGGAGATGCTGGCGTTGGAACTGGCCGAGCTGTCCGAGGCAGGATACGAGCTGGCGCTCACCGGCTTCGAGGATGGCGAGCTGCAAGAACTGCTGGCAGGTGTCGGGAAAGCCGAAGAACCCGACGCCGACGCGCAGGACGACGAAGCGGCAGACGATGCCGACGACGTGCCGGAAGTTCCGGCCACGCCGGTGTCCCGCGCGGGCGACGTTTGGGCCATCGGCGCGCATCGCCTGATCTGCGGCGACGCCGCCGACGCCAATGTGGTCGTCACCCTGATGGCGGGCGAGCACGCGGCGCTGTGCTTCACGTCGCCGCCCTACGGCAACCAGCGCGACTACACCACCGGTGGCATCGCCGATTGGGATGCGCTGATGCGCGGCGTGTTCGCGCAACTGCCGATGGCCGGCAACGGTCAGGTGCTGGTCAACCTCGGCCTGATCCACCGCGACAACGAGTTCGTCCCGTACTGGACGGCGTGGCTCGACTGGATGTGGACGAAGGGCTGGCGGCGCTTCGGCTGGTACGTCTGGGATCAGGGGCCGGGAATGCCCGGCGACTGGCAGGGCCGCTTCGCGCCCAGCTTCGAGTTCGTATTTCATTTCAACCGCGCCAGCCGCAAGCCCAACAAGATCGTGCCCTGCAAGTTCGCCGGGCAGGAAACCCACCTGCGCGCCGATGGCTCGTCCACCGCGATGCGCGGCAAGGATGGCGAGGTCAACGGCTGGACGCACGCAGGCCAGCCGACGCAGGACATGCGCATCCCCGATTCGGTGATCCGGGTGATGCGGCACAAGGGCAAGATCGGCGACGGCATCGACCATCCCGCCGTGTTCCCGGTGGCGCTGCCGCAGTTCGTCATCGAGGCGTTCAGCGCCACGGGCGATCTGGTGTTCGAGCCGTTCGGCGGCAGCGGCAGCACGATGCTGGCCGCGCAGCGCACCGGGCGCATCTGCCGCTCGGTCGAGATCGCGCCGGAATACGTGGATGTCGCCATTCGGCGCTTCCGGCAGAACCATCCCGACGTTGCCGTCACGCTGCTGGCGACCGGACAGTCCTTCGATGACGTCGCCGCCGAGCGTGAAGTCGAGGTGGTGGCATGAAGTGGCTCGCCGACAAGATCGAGCAGTGGCCGACGGCCAAGCTCGTTCCCTACGCGCGCAACGCGCGGACGCACAGCGAGGTGCAGGTGGCGCAGATCGCCGCCAGCATCGTGGAGTTCGGCTTCACCAACCCCATCCTCGCGGGCAGCGACGGCGTGATCGTCGCCGGACACGGTCGCCTCGCCGCCGCCCAGAAGCTCGGCCTCGCCGTGGTGCCGGTGGTCGTGCTCGACCATCTGACGCCCACGCAGCGCCGCGCGCTGGTGATCGCGGACAACCGCATCGCGGAGAACGCGGCGTGGGATGATGATTTGCTGCGGGTCGAACTGGAAGGCTTGCAGGATGAAGGCTTCGACCTCGACCTGACAGGCTTCGACGCCGATGCGCTGGCCGAGCTGCTGGCGGGTGATGAACCCGACAACGAGGGCCAGACCGACGAAGATGCCGTTCCCGACGTCGGCGATGAGCCGGTGTCCCGGCCCGGCGACGTCTGGAAGCTCGGCCCGCACCGGCTGCTGTGCGGCGACGCGACCGTGGCCACGAGCTACGAAGCCTTGCTCGATGGCGAGGCCGTGGACATGGTGTTCACCGACCCGCCGTACAACGTGAACTACGCCAACAGCGCGAAGGACAAGATGCGTGGCAAGGATCGCGCGATCCTGAACGACAACCTCGGCGACGGCTTCTACGATTTCCTGCTGGCGGCGCTGACGTCGACGCTGGCACACAGCCGTGGCGCGATCTACGTGGCGATGTCCTCAAGCGAACTGGACACGCTGCAATCGGCCTTCCGCGCGGCGGGCGGTCACTGGTCGACGTTCATCATCTGGGCGAAGAACACCTTCACGCTGGGCCGCGCCGACTACCAGCGCCAGTACGAGCCGATCCTGTACGGATGGCCGGAAGGCGGCGAGCGCCACTGGTGCGGCGACCGCGATCAGGGCGACGTGTGGCAGATCAAGAAGCCGCAGAAGAACGATCTGCATCCGACGATGAAACCGGTGGAACTGGTCGAGCGCGCGCTGCGCAACTCCAGCCGTCCGGGCAACGTGGTACTCGATCCCTTCGGCGGTTCCGGCACGACGCTGATCGCCGCCGAGAAATCCGGGCGCGTCGCGCGCCTGATCGAACTCGATCCGAAGTACGCCGACGTGATCGTCAGGCGTTGGGAGGACTACACGGGGAAAAAGGCAACCCGCGCATCGGGCGCGGCGCAGCCTGCGGAAATTCAGTGAGCCTGCTCGGCGGCGATGTCGTCGAGCAGGGTCTGGGCCTGTCGGTCGCGCAGCGCGAAGCGCAGGGTCTTGATGGCCTGCTCGAAAGAAACCTCTTCGCGGCGGTTGACGATGATCCAGCGCAGCGCCTCGCGGCGGTCGTCGATGGTGACCGCTGTCGTGGTGCCGTTCATGCTCAGGCGGCCTCTTGCTCTTCGACGATGCCGCAGTGGATCACGTAGACCGTGAGGTAAGGCAGTCCGTGCGGGATGCCGTAGTCCTTGCTGCTTTGGCGGCCAATCGTCCAGCTCATCCACTTGGTGGTGGCGGCGTCGATGGCGTCCTTCATGCTCTTTCCGTCGAAGAGGCCGTTGTGGACTTCGTCCGCGAAGTGTCGTCCGAACCGGCTGTCGAGGAAGGAGCGGACGGTGTCGAGGTCTTCGCCCGTGGCGGCGGCGACGGCGGTCATGGCCAGAGGCCACGCGATGCAGGCGTGTCCGCCCATCGTGCCCCAGAAGCCCCAGCCTTCGTTGCGGGTGGCGGGGATGTTGGTGTTGGTGCTCATTCCGTGCTCCTTCGTTGGTGCGTTGCGATGCTTGTAGTAACGCGCTGTGCGAGCCGAAAGCCAAGCTATTTCGGGCCTCCGGCTCGATCTGCTTTCAGGCCACGCGGTAGATGCGCTCGCTGCCCTGCGCCTTGTCCGAGGTGATGGTCAGGCCGAGCTTTTTCTTGAAGGCTCCGGCGAAGGTGCCGCGCACTGTGTGCTGCTGCCAGCCGGTGGCCTCGCAGATCTGGCGGATGGTCGCGCCTTCGGGACGCTGGAGCATCCGGATGACCTCGGCCTGCTTGCTGTTCTCGCGGGTACGGGGCGCGTCCTTGGGCTGTTGCTTCCAAGTGGCTTCGGCGACGGCGACGTCGCGTTCCAGTTCGGCGTCGAACTCCGGCGTCGGCTGCGCGGGTTCGGGGCGTTTCATGCCCAAGGCGTCGTAGCCCGCGTCGGCGACGCGCCAGCCATCGCCGTCGGGCGCGATGAGCGCGCGGTTGGTCATGCCTTCCAGCACCTTCTTGCGCGCGCCGCCTTTGACGTTGTCGGGGAACCACTCGATCTTGCCGCCGCTGGTGTTGATGGCCTTGGCGAGGATGGCGTGCTGGGCTGGGGTGAGTTGCGTGGTGCTCATGGTCTGCTCCTTTGCAGTGGTTGATTGGGATCGTGATGAACGCGCTGTTCGCCAACGAAGCCAAGCTCTTTCTGCTTGCGCCGGAGCCACACAAAAATGATTGAAGAAGGTGCCGATGGGACTCTCGATTCGCGCCTATGCGCGTCACCGTGGCGTGTCCGACGCGGCGGTGCGCAAAGCCATCGCGGCTGGGCGCGTCACGCCGGAGGCCGACGGAACCCTTGACCCGGAGCGCGCCGACGCGGAGTGGGCGCGCAATACCGAAGCCCCGCGCGCCGGCACGCGCATGCGCGCGGTCAAGGCCGCCGTGCCGCCGGAAACCGCCACGGCTGCGCCGGTTGCCCCTGCGGGCGAAGGTCAGGCCAACCTGCCCACGGGCGGCGCGTCGCTGCTTCAGGCGCGCACCGTCAACGAGGTGGTCAAGGCGCAAACGAACAAGGTGCGGCTGGCGCGGCTCAAGGGCGAGCTGGTCGACCGCAATCAGGCCATCGCCCACGTCTTCAAGCTGGCGCGCGCCGAGCGCGATGCGTGGCTCAACTGGCCTGCGCGCGTGTCGGCGCAGATGGCGGCCAAGCTCGCCATCGACCCGCACACGATGCACGTCGCGCTGGAGGCCGCCGTGCGCGAGCACTTGCAGGAACTGGGCGATCTGCGCCCACGAGTGGATTGATGGACATCGACTACGAAGGCGCTGCCGAAATCGAACGTGCGTGGCGCGAAGGCCTGACGCCAGACCCGCTGCTCACCGTCTCCGAATGGTCGGATCGGCACCGGATGCTGTCCAGCAAAGCATCCGCCGAACCGGGCCGCTGGCGCACCAGCCGCACGCCGTATCTGAAGGCCATCATGGATTGCCTGTCGCCGACCTCACCGGTCGAGCGCGTGGTGTTCATGAAGGCCGCGCAGCTCGGCGCGACCGAGATGGGATCGAACTGGATCGGCTACGTCATCCACCACGCGCCGGGGCCGATGATGGCGGTGTGGCCGACGGTGGAGATGGCCAAGCGCAACAGCAAGCAGCGCATCGACCCGCTGATCGAGGAATCGGCGGCGCTGGCCGAACTGATCGCTCCGGCGCGCTCGCGCGATTCGGGCAACACGATTCTGGCGAAGGAGTTTCGCGGGGGTGTGCTGGTGATGACCGGCGCGAACAGCGCGGTCGGCCTGCGCTCGATGCCGGTGCGGTATTTGTTTCTCGACGAAGTGGACGGCTACCCGCTGGACGTCGAGGGCGAAGGCGATGCGATCTCGCTGGCGGAGGCGCGCACGCGCACCTTCGCGCGCCGCAAAATCTTCATCGTCTCCACGCCTACGATCTCCGGCGCGTCGGCCATCGAGCGCGAATACGAGGCCAGCGATCAGCGTCGCTACTTCGTTCCGTGCCCGCATTGCTCGCACCGGCAGTGGTTGCGCTTCGAACTGCTGCGCTGGGACAAGGGTGCGCCGGAGACGGCAGCCTACATCTGCGAGTCGTGCGACACCGCGATTGCCGAGCACCACAAGACATGGATGCTCGAACACGGCGAGTGGCGCGCGATGGCAGAAGGCACGGGAAACGAAGTTCAGAGGACGGCGGGCTTTCACCTGTCGAGCCTGTATTCGCCGGTGGGCTGGCGCGCGTGGCGCGACATCGCCGCCGCGTGGGAAGCCGCCGTCAGCAAGGAATCCGGTTCCGCCGCCGCCATCAAGACCTTCAAAAACACTGAACTTGGCGAGACGTGGGTCGAGGAAGGCGAAACGCCCGACTGGCAGCGGCTGGTCGAGCGCCGCGAGGAGTACCGCATCGGCGGTGTCCCGATGGGCGGCCTGCTGCTGGTCGGCGGCGCGGACGTGCAGAAGGATCGCATCGAGGCATCCGTCTGGGCCTTCGGTCGCGGCAAGGAGTCGTGGCTGGTCGAGCACCGTGTGCTGATGGGCGACACCGCCCGCGAGCAGGTGTGGAAACGGCTGGCCGAAATGCTCGACGAGCACTGGACGCACGCCACCGGCGCAGCCATGCCGCTGGCGCGCTTCGCGCTCGACACCGGCTTCGCCACGCAGGAAGCCTACGCCTTCGTGCGCGCTGCCCGCGATGCGCGGGTGATGGCGGTCAAGGGCGCTGCGCGTGGCGCGGCGCTGATCGGCACGCCGACGGCGGTCGATGTCTCGCGCGACGGCAAGCGGCTGCGCCGGGGCATCAAGGTGTTCACGGTCGCGGTCGGCATCGCCAAGCTGGAGCTTTACAACAACCTGCGCAAGGCGGCCAACGTCGGCGATGACGGCGTCACGACGACGTTCCCCGCAGGCTTCGTCCATCTGCCGAAGATCGACGCGGAGTTCATCCAGCAACTCTGCGCCGAGCAACTGATCACCCGCCGCGACCGCAACGGCTTCCCCGTGCGCGAGTGGCAAAAGATGCGCGAGCGCAACGAGGCGCTCGACTGCTACGTCTATGCCCGCGCCGCTGCGACGGCGGCAGGGCTGGATCGCTTCGAGGAGCGCCACTGGCGCGAACTGGAGCGGCAACTCGGCATGGAGCGTCCACCGGACGACTCCCCGCCGCTCGAACCGATGCAACCCGACGAGGCCACCCACAGCGGTGGCCTCGCCGTTTCTGGCAACCGCAATTCCAGTCGGCGCGTCATCAAGAGCCGCTGGCTGACCCGATGAGGACACCGTGAGCTATACCAACGCACAACTCGACGCGCTCAAGAAGGCGCTGGCCACAGGCGAACGCCGAGTGACCTTCGGCGACAAGACAGTCGAGTACCGCAGCGTTGCCGAACTGCAAGCGGCGATCCGCGCGGTCGAGGCCGAGATCGCGCGCGGCAGCGCCACGTCCAAACGCCAAATCCGTGTCACCACGGGCAAGGGCTTCTGACATGGCGTGGTTCACCAGAACCGTTCTCCGCTTGTTCGGCCATCCATCTGGACAGCCGGTGCATGAGGCCGCAGGCGGTGGCCGCCGGTCGCTGGCGTGGATGCCCGGCAATCCGGGCGCAGTCGCCGCGATGCTGGCGACGCACACCGATCTGCGCATCAAGAGCCGCGACCTCGTGCGCCGCAATGCGTGGGCGCAGGCCGCGCTCGACGCCTTCGTCGCCAACGCCGTCGGCACCGGCATCAAGCCACAGAGCCTGTCGGACGACGAAGGCTTCAAGGCCGACGTGCAGGCGCTGTGGCGCGACTGGACGGAGGAAGCCGACGCGGCGGGGCTGACCGACTTCTACGGCCTGCAAGCCTTGGCCTGCCGTTCGATGCTCGAAGGCGGTGAATGCCTGATCCGGCTGCGCCCGCGCCGTCCGGAAGACGGACTGGCCGTGCCCTTGCAGCTCCAGTTGCTGGAGTCGGAGCACCTGCCGATCCACCTCAACACCGATTTGCCGTCGGGCAACGTGGTGCGCTCTGGCATCGAGTTCGATGTGCTGGGGCGACGTGTGGCCTACCACCTGTACCGCTCGCATCCGGAGGACGGACGGCTCGCGCCGATGTCGGGGCAAGGCGGCATGGAGACGGTGCGTGTGGACGCGAGCGAGGTAATTCACCTCTACCGCGTGCTGCGGCCCGGCCAGATTCGCGGCGAGCCGTGGCTGTCGCGGGCGCTGGTCAAGTTGAACGAACTCGACCAGTACGACGACGCCGAGCTGGTGCGCAAGAAGACCGCCGCGATGTTCGCGGGCTTCGTCACGCGCCAGAACCCGGAAGACAACTTGATGGGCGAAGGGGCGGCCAACAGCGAGGGCATCGCGCTCGCTGGCCTCGAACCCGGCACCTTGCAGATTCTCGAACCGGGTGAGGACATCAAGTTCTCCGATCCGGCGGACGTGGGCGGTTCGTATTCGGAGTTCCTGCGCACGCAGTTCCGCGCGGTCGCCGCTGCCATCGGCATCACCTACGAGCAACTGACTGGCGACCTGACGGGTGTGAACTACTCGTCCATCCGTGCTGGACTGCTGGAGTTCCGCCGCCGCTGCGAGATGGTGCAGCACTCGGTACTGGTGCATCAGATGTGCCGCCCGGTGTGGGCGGCGTGGATGAAGCAGGCCGTGCTCGCGGGCGCGCTCGATGCGCCGGGCTTCGCGCGTGGCGGGCCTGCGCGCCGCCGCCAGTACCTCGCGGTGAAGTGGATTCCGCAGGGCTGGCAGTGGGTCGATCCGGAGAAGGAATACAAGGCCATGCTGCTGGCGATCCGCGCGGGCTTGATGTCGCGCTCGGAAGCCATCTCGGCCAACGGCTACGACGCCGAAGACGTCGACCGCGAAATCGCCGCCGACAACAAGCGCGCCGACGACCTCGGCCTGATCTTCGATTCCGATCCTCGCTACACGTCGAAAGACGGTGGCAGCGCGGAACCCAACCTCAACGCCGTCGCACCCGACGCCACCGGCGGCAGTTCGTCCGACTGACCGCCTGACTTCTTTCCCCGAAGGATTCCCATGAACGTGCTGCCACATCTGGCGGCGCGCCTCTTTGGCGTGCCGCTGGCGATCCATCGCCCCAAACTCGACGTCATCCTCTCCGTGCTCGGCGCGCGCGTCGGCTTGCCGGAGCTGACCGCGCCCGGCGACTACGCGCCGCCCGTGCGCCAGCCGACGCCCGCGACCGGCAAGGTCGCCGTCATCCCGATCCACGGCACGCTGGTGCGCCGCATGTCCGGCCTCGAAGCCGCATCGGGCCTTGCCAGCTACACCGGCATCGCCGCGCAGCTCGACGCGGCGCTGGCCAGCCCCGATGTCGCCGCCATCCTGCTGGACGTCGATTCGCCCGGCGGCGAATCCGGTGGCGTGTTCGATCTGGCCGACCGCATCCGCACGGCGGCGCAGGTCAAGCCCGTCTGGGCGGTGGCCAACGACATGGCGTTCTCGGCGGCCTACGCGCTGGCGTCCGCCGCCAGCCGCGTGTTCGTCGCGCGCACCGGCGGCGTCGGCTCGATTGGCGTCATCGCCATGCACGTCGACCAGTCGGTGAAGGACGCGAAGGACGGCCTTCACTACACCGCCGTGTTCGCGGGTGAACGCAAGAACGACCTCAACCCGCACGAGCCGATTTCCGACGCAGCGCACGCCGTCCTCAAGGCCGAGGTGGATCGCATCTACGGCCTGTTCGTCGAGACGGTCGCGCGCCATCGCCGCCTCGATGCCGATGCCGTGCGCGCCACCGAAGCGGGCTTGTTCTTCGGCGACGCCGCCGTCGTTTCAGGTCTGGCCGACGCCGTCGGCGGCTTCGACGACGCGCTCGCACAGCTCAACGCCTCGCTTTCCCCCCTCCCGACTCGGGCGGTTTCGGCTGGCCAAGCGGGCTTTCTTCGCAACCACCCGATGGAGTCTTCCATGAATGAACGATCCGACCCCGCTGCTCTTGATCGGCCTCTTGCTGATCTTGCTGGCAGTCCTGCTCAACCGTCCGCCGCCACCTTGAACGTGGCCGATGCCATCGAGATCGCGCAGACCTGCACGCTCGCCGGTCGCGCCGACCTGATCGCGGGCTTCCTCGAAACCAACACCGCGCCCGCCACGGTGCGCAGCCGACTGCTCGCGGCGCAGGCCGAGGCCAGTCCGGAGATCTCCAGCCGCATCGCGCCCGACGCCGCGCGCCCTCCGGCCAGCAATCCACTGATCGATGCGGCCAAACAACTCGCGGCGCAGTCCGCCAAGAAGGAGATCTGACATGCCCACCCTCGTCGAACCGCTGAATCTGGGCGACCTGCTCAAGTACGAAGCGCCCAACCTGTACTCGCGCGACCGCATCACCGTCGCCTCCGGCCAGAACCTGCCGCTGGGTACGGTGCTGGGCCTGGTCACCGCCAGCGGCAAATACAAGCAGATCGACCCGTCCGCAGAGGACGGCACGCAGGTCGCCGCCGCCGTGCTGCTGCAAGCCTGCGACGCGACGCTCGCCGACCGCGATGACGGCCTCGTCGTCGCGCGCCACGCCATCGTCGCCGACCACGCGCTCGCGTGGCCCGACGCCATCACCAACGCCGAAAAACTCGCCGCCGTCGCGCAACTGAAGGCGCTGGGCGTGCTCGTCCGTCAAGGAGCCTGACCATGAACAACCCCTTCAGCAATCCCGCGTTCTCGATGACGGCGCTGACCGCCGCCATCAACATCCTGCCCAACCGCTACGGGCGTCTGGAAGAACTGAACCTGATGCCCGCCAAGCCGGTGCGCCAGCGCCAGATCGTCGTCGAGGAGATGAACGGCGTGCTCAACCTGCTGCCGACGCTGCCACCGGGTTCGCCCGGCACGGTGGGCAAGCGCGGCAAGCGCAACCTGCGCTCGTTCGTCGTGCCGCACATCCCGCACGACGACGTGGTGCTGCCCGAAGAAGTGCAAGGCATCCGCGCCTTCGGTTCGGAAACCGAAACCGAGACGGTCGCGGGCGTCATCGCACGCCATCTGGAGACGATGCGCAACAAGCACGCCATCACGCTGGAACACCTGCGCATGGGCGCGCTCAAGGGCGTGATCCTCGACGCCGACGGCTCGGAACTGGTCGATCTGTTCGATGCCTTCGATATCACGCCGCAGTCGGTGGCCTTCGATCTGGGCACAACGGGCACCAACGTCAAGGCCAAGTGCAGCACGGTGCTCTCCACCATCGAGGACAACCTCAAGGGCGAGTTCATGAACGGCGTCCACTGCCTGTGCTCGCCGGAGTTCTTCGCCGCGCTCACCGGCCACGCGAAGGTCGAGAAGGCGTTCGAGAACTGGCAGAACGGCGCGATCCTCATCAACGACATCCGGCGCGGCTTTACCTACGGCGGCGTCACCTTCGAGGAGTACCGGGGTCAGGCCACCGATGCGAATGGCACCGTGCGCCGATTCATCGCCGCCGGCGAGGCCCATGCCTTCCCGTTGGGCACCATCGACACCTTCGGCACCTACTTCGCGCCGGCGGACTTCAACGAAACCGTCAACACGGTGGGCCAGCCGCTGTACGCCAAGCAGGAGCCGCGCAAGTTCGACCGGGGCACCGATCTGCACACGCAGTCCAACCCGCTGCCGATGTGCCACCGCCCCGGTGTGCTGGTGAAGCTGACGGTATCGTGATGGGCCTCGTCGAACAGGTCTACAGCGCCGCCGCGAATGCGGGCCTGACGGTGCGCTGCCGGTGGTTCCCTGCCGGTAGCGGGCCAGCTCAGACCCAGCAGGTCGGGTTCTCGGCGCCGGACGACACGGCGCTCGACGGCCTGACCCTGAACACCGACTACGCGATCACGTATCCAGCGTCGGTGTTCGTGGGACTGGCCGTGCGCGATGCGGTCGAAGTCGATGGCGTGGCCTATCAGGTGCGCGATGTCCGGGCGCTGGCCGACGGCACCGAGATGCGCGCCAAGCTCACGAGGCTTTGACCGATGGCCGCCAACTCGATCCGCGAACAGATTCTGCTCGCGGTGCTCGCCGCTGTCCGCACGCCGGTGGAAACGCTTGGGGCCACCTTGCACCGTTCGCCCACGGTGGCCATCAGCCGGGAGCAATGCCCGGCGCTGGTGGTGTTCCCCGAGTCCGAATCCATCACCGAACGCGCCAGCGACCGCGTCACGCGCGTGCTGATCGTGCGCCTCGTGGCCCTGGCCCGCGCCGTGCCGCCTGCCATTCCTGAAACCGAGGCCGACCGGCTGCTCACCGCAGCCCACGCCGCGCTGCTGGCCGACCGGAATCTGGGCGGCCTTGCCTTGGGCATCCGCGAGCAGGAATGCGAGTGGGACATCGAGGACGCCGACGCGGTGGCCGCCGCCATTCCCGCGCGCTACGCGATCACCTACCGGACGCTCGACGCCGATCTTTCAACCAAGGGATGACACCCATGACTTCCATCGTTCTGACCCAAGCGCACACGCACGCAGGCAAAGCCCACAAGGCGGGCGAGCGGCTCGATGTGGATGGCAGCACTGCCGACTGGCTCATCGCCAACAGCGTCGCCCGCCACGACCGTCAGCCCAGCCCTGCGCCGCTCCCGGAAGGTGACGGCACGCCCATCGAATCCAAACCCATCACCACCCACCGCAAGGAGTCCAAATCATGAGCACCTACGCCAGTTTTCAGGGGCGCGTCTTCCTCGGCAAGCGCGACGAATCCGGCCTACCCATCGAAGTGCGCTCGCCCGGCAACGTCGCCGAGTTGAAGCTCTCGCTCAAGACCGACGTGCTGGAGCACTACGAGAGCCAGACCGGCCAGCGCTCGCTGGATCACCGGATGGTCAAGCAGAAGTCCGCCACCGTGAACCTCACCATCGAGGAATTCACCAAAGAAAACCTCGCCCTGGCGCTGTACGGCAACCACGTCACCGGCAGTACCGGCACGGTTACCGCTGAACCCATCGGCGGTGCCACGCCCGTTGTCGGCGACCGCTACTTTCTCGCCCATCCCAAGGTGTCGGCGCTGGTGGTGACCGATTCGGCAGGCACGCCCGCGACGCTGACCCCAGGCACGCACTACACGGCAGATACCGACTTCGGTGCCCTCCAGTTTCTGGATACCACCGGCCTCACCGCGCCGTTCCGTGCGGCCTACAGCTACGGCGTCGCCACCGAGATCGGCATCTTCACGCAGTCGGTGCCCGAGCGGTATCTGCGTCTGGAAGGCATCAACACCGCGCAGGGCAACGCCAAGGTGCTGGTCGAGCTGTACCGCGTGGCCTTCGATCCCCTGAAGGAAATCTCCTTCATCTCGGACGAGTACAACAAGTTCGAGCTGGAAGGCTCGCTGCTCGCCGACACCACCAAACCCTATGACGCACTGCTCGGCCAGTTCGGCCGCATCGTGCAACTGTGATGGAGGCGACCATGAGCGATCTGGACAAGCTCGTTCCGCAAGCCTTCGAGATCACACTCGCGGGCGAAACCGTCAGCGTGAAGCCGCTCAAGGTCGGGCAGATGCCCGCCTTCCTGCGCGCCATCACGCCGGTGATGCAGCAGATCGGTGGCGATGGCATCGACTGGCTGGCGCTGTTCGGCGAGCGCGGCGACGACCTGCTGGCGGCGGTGGCTATCGCCGTCGGCAAACCGCGCGCGTGGGTCGATGACCTGGCCGCTGACGAAGCGATTCTGCTGGCGGCCAAGGTGATCGAGGTCAACGCCGATTTTTTTACCCGGAGGGTGATGCCCAAGCTGGACGGCCTGTTCGTGCAGGCGAGCACGGTGGCGGCGACAGCCACGGTGGCAGCTGGTTCGACACCGTCCAGCACCTGATCGCCCACGGCCACCGGCTGCCGGACATCCTCGACTACACCTTGGCGCAGGTGCGCGGTTTTGCCGTCGCCACCGTGCGCGAGGACGCCGCCCGCGACGCGCGGCTGCTGTCGTTGATCGCCATCGGCGCACGCGGTGATGCCCGCCACCTCGACCAGACCCTCGACAGGCTCACCGATCAGGCAACCAGCCATGCGCATCTCCGTTCGCATCGATAGCAAGGCCGCGCAGGCGCAGTTGCGCCGCTGGGGCGGCGAGTTCCGCGACAAGGTCAAGAAGTCGGTCGCGCGCGGCATCGCCAGCGAGGCGACCGAACTGAAGCAGGACGTGCGCAGCCACGTCGCGGGCCAGATGGTGGTGGTCAAGAAGTCCTTCGTCAAGGGCTTCACCGCCAAGGTGCTCGACAAGGACAAAAACCGGCTGCCCGCGCTCTACGTCGGCTCGCGCATCCCGTGGTCGGGCATCCACGAGCGCGGTGGTGTCATTGGCGGCCGGATGCTGATTCCGCTGCACGGGCGCGTGGGCCGCAAACGCTTCAAGGCGCAGATCGCCGAGCTGATGCGCGGCGGCAATGCCTACTTCATCAAGAACGCCAAGGGGAACATCGTGCTGATGGCCGAAAACATCAAGGAACACGACCGGCCACTGTCGGGTTTCAAGCGGCGCTACCGCAAGGCCGAAGGCATCAAGAAACTGAAGCGCGGCGCGGACGTGCCGATTGCCGTGCTGGTGCCGCGCGTGCAGCTCAAACGGCGTTTGAACGTCGAGCGCATCGTCGCCGGTCGCATCCCGCGTCTGTCCGCGACCATCGAGAAGCAGTTGCGGCTGGTGGACTGAAATGGCGAATCGCATTTCCATCCTCGTCGCGCTCGAAGGGGCCGACGAGGGACTCAAGCGCGCCATCACCTCTGCCGAGCGCAGCCTCGGCGGCTTCGGCTCCAGCGCCAAAACCGCAGGCGACAAGGCCGCCGCCGGAGTGGCCGAGGTCAAGGCCGGGATGAACGCCTTTGGCGATCAGGTCGCCAAGGCCAAGACGCAGTTGCTGGCCTTCCTGACCATCAACTGGGCCAGCGGCAAGGTGCAGGAGATCGTCCAGATCGCCGACGCCTGGAACATGATGTCCGCGCGGCTGAAGCTCGCCACCGCAGGCAGCCGCGAGTACGCGGTGGCGCAGAAGGAGCTGTTCGCCATCGCCCAGCGCATCGGCGTGCCGATTCAGGAAACCGCCACGCTCTACGGCAAGCTCCAGCAGGCGGTGCGGATGCTGGGCGGCGAGCAGCAGGATGCGCTCACTATCACCGAGAGCATCTCGCAGGCGTTGCGCATCTCCGGCGCATCGGCCACCGAGGCGCAATCGGCGCTGCTGCAGTTCGGACAGGCTTTGTCGTCAGGCGTGCTGCGCGGCGAGGAATTCAACTCCGTCGTCGAGAACAGCCCGCGTCTGGCCAAGGCGCTGGCCGACGGCCTGAACGTACCCATCGGGCGGCTGCGCAAGCTGGCCGAGGAAGGACGGCTGACCGCCGACGTGGTGGTCAATGCCCTGATGAGCCAGAAGGACAAGCTGGCCGCCGAGTACGCGCAACTGCCGATGACCGTCGGCCAGGCCTTCACCCGCCTGTCGAACGCCGTCGGCCAGTGGATCAGCCGCCTCGACGAGTCCACTGGCTTCACCAAGAAGCTCGCGGAGGCTCTGACGTGGCTGTCGGAAAACCTCGACACCGTGATGAAGTGGCTCCAGCGCATCGCCGAGGTCGGCCTCGCGGTGCTGGTCTACCGCCTGATCCCGGCGCTGATCATCGCGTGGCAGACGGCGGGCGCGGCGGCGGTGACGGCGGCCAGCACCACGGCAGCGGCGTGGGCCACGGCCAACCTGTCGGTGTCCAACGCCATCGCCACGGTCGGCAAGCTGCGCGTGGCCTTCGGCGTGCTCGGCGCGGCCATCATCGGCTGGGAGATCGGGACGTGGCTGTCGGAGAAGTTCGAGATCGTCCGCAAGGCGGGCATCTTCATGGTGCAGGTGCTGATGACGGGCATCGAGCACCTGCGTTATCGGTGGGAGGTGTTCGCCGCCATCTTCACGTCCGACACCATTGCCGAGGCCACCCAGCGCCACAACGAACGCCTCACGGAGATGAACCGCATCTTCGCCGAGATGTACGCCGACGCCACGGAAGGCGCGAACGCCGCCAAGGGCGCGATGGACACCGCCGCGTCCGCCGCCGAGGAGATCGCCAAGCGGCTCGAAGCCGTGCGCCAGGGCACGCAGGAAGCGGTCGGGCGCGGCATCGAGGCCGTCCACGCCGCGCTGGAGAAGCTCAAATCCCGGTTGGGCGAAGTCGAACAGGCCGTCGGTAAGGCCCAGGGCGTGGTGAACGACGCCACCGCCAAGATGGCCGAGGCCTACAAGGGCTTCACCGCCATCGTCGAGGCCAATCTGCAAACGCAGATCACGGCGGTGAAGGCGCGCTACGACCAGGAGAAGGCAGAACTGGAGCGCACCCAGCAGTCCGAAACCGCCAAGATCACCAAGTCCACGCAACTGCTCACCGAGGCGCTGACGCAGCAGACGACGCTGCGCCGTCAGGCCACGACCGAAACGCTGGGCCTGATCGATCGGGAAACGCAGGCGCGCAAGGACGCCGCCGCCCGGCAAGGCCAGACCGAGGAAGAACGCCGCGCCAACGTGCAGCGGGTCGAGAACGACATCCTTGCCACCAAGCGCCAGACGCTCACGCAGGCGCTGGCCGAATACCGCCAGCACATCGATGCGCTCAACGCCGAGGCCAACCGGCATCTGGCCGAAGTGCAGCGCATCGAGGAGGCCAAGCGCCAGTTGTCGATGTCCACGGAGGATCGCATCCGCGACATCCGCCGTCAGGGCATGACGGAGTACGAGGCCACCGAGGATCGCAAGCGCCAGATCGCCGAGATGCAGGAGCAGGCACGTCGGGCGCTGGCCAATGGCGAGTTGGAACTGGCCCGCCAGCTCGCGCAGAAGGCAATGGACATGGCCACGCAGGTGGCCACCAGCCAGACCAACGAGGCCAAGCGCGGCGAGGAGGCGCGCAAGCAGTCCGAACAGGCGGTGTCGCAGGCCACGCAACTCGAAGCGCAGTCGCGCGAGGCCTACCGTCGGCAGGAGTATCAGCAGGCCACCGATCTGATGCGGCAGGCCGATCAGTTGCGGGCCGAGTTGGCGCAGAAGGCACGGGACGCCGACACGCAGGCCGCGCAGGGCAAACAAGGCGTGCGCGACGCCATCGACCGCATCCGCCAGTCCGAGGAAATCCTCAACCAGACGCTGGATGCCGAGGCGAAGGCGCACCAGACGGCAGCGCGCACGGCGCTCTCCGCACGCGATGAGATTCAGCGCACGCTGACGGAGACCACTCGCCAGATCGACGACATCACAGCCAAGCTCAAGGACGGCCTGAAGCTCACGCTCGACGCCGACACCACGCGCTTCGACAAGGCCCTCGCCGATCTGGACAAGGCGCTGGCCGAGAAGGAGTACCTGCTGCAGATTCAGGCGGACTTGCAGGAAGCAGAGAAGAAGCTCAAGGAATACGAGGCGCTGCTCAAGGAAGGCAAGACGCTGCCGGTCGATGCCGATGTGTCCAAGGCGAAGGAAGCACTGGGCAAGCTCAAGGTCTACGCCGACCAGAACGCGCAGTTCGAGCTGAAGGTGGCGACCGAGAAAGCGCAGGCCGCGATCACCAATGTGGACGGGATGATCAAGGCGCTGGATCGCATCCAGACCGAATCGCACCACGCCGTCCAGCACAACGCTGATGCCGCGCGTGCCGAAGTGATGAGCCTGAACGGCATGCACTCCACGAGCACGCACACCATCTACGTGACCAAGGTGGAAACCAATGCCACCGGCGGTCTGGTCGGCGGTGTGCGGTATTTCGCCGACGGTGGTGCGGTGGCTCCGGCCTTTCCCCGGATGGGTGGCGGCACCGTGCCCGGCTCCGGCCACCACGACACCGTGCCGCGCACGCTGGATGCGGGGGCCTTCGTGATCCGCAAGGCGGCGGTGCAGAAGTACGGCAGCGGCGCGCTATCTCGTCTGGCCAGTGGCTTTGCCCACTTCGCGGTAGGCGGGCGCGTTGCCTCGTTGGGCGGTACCGGCTCCACCGGCTCCGATCCGAACGACAAGCCAAACAGGCCCAAGAAGAACCGCGAAGCGTTCGAGGCCCTGAAGATGATCGATCTCGGCCTGCAGGGGATGAGCGAGTACACGAGCTGGCTGCAGTGGAACTACGGCGCATCGGTCAGTCTGGATATGCGCAGCAAGACGATGGAGAACTATGGCAAGCAGGCGCAGCAGGATCGCCGCACGCTGGAAGATTTCATGAGTCGCAAGACGCTCACCGGCAACGAGCGCCAGAACCTCGAACGCATCAAGCAGACGTGGCGCTCGGCGATGGCGCAGCCGCTGCTCTGGGGCAAAGACCTGGAGCGCGAACTGATCGATTACATGGAACGGAATCAGGGCGAGTTCTACCGGCGCGGCGGTTTGGCGAAATCCGACACCGTCCCGGCGATGCTCACCCCCGGCGAGTTCGTGGTGAACCGGCAGGCCGTCTCACGCTACGGTGCGGGCTTCTTCGAGGCTATCAACAACCTGAGCGCTCCGGCACAAGCGTTGGCCGGACGCGCACTGGCAGGCATTCAGGGCTTTGCCTCGGGCGGTCTGGTGCAGCCCGCGAGTCGCAGCCTGCCGCGCCCGTCGCTGCCCGACAGCGCGCCTACGCGCACCGTGCGCGTGGAACTGGCCGCAGGCGGCAACAAGGTCAATGCCACGGTCGATGTGCGCGACGAGGCGCGATTGCTGCAACTGCTGGGCGCTGCCCGCGCTCGCACCGTCTGAAGCACAAGCCCAAGGTTTCCCGATGCAACTGAAGAACCTCGACACCGGGGTGGCTCTGCCATTGCCCGACGACTTGCTGTGGAGCGACGAGCACGCGTGGTCGCCTGCGGTCGCCAATACGTCCTACCTGATCACCGGGGCCTTGCTGATCCAGTCGGCCATCCGGCAGGCGGGACGCCCGATCACGCTGGTGGGCGCACCCGACATGGCGTGGGTGACACGCGCCACGGTCGAGCAGTTGCGGGCGTGGGCCGCGATTGCGGTGGGCAGCACCACGGGCCGGTTCGAGTTGACCTTCGCCGACGCCCGCATCTTCACGGTCGCCTTCCGCCATCAGGAGGCCGCCATCGAGGCCGAACCCGTGCTGGGCTTCCCGGCGCGATCCGGCTCCGACTTCTACCGACTGACCCTTCGATTCCTGGAGATTTGAGATGCCGATTCAATCCGGCGATGTGAAGCTGCTGAAGTCCGCCGTGATGGCGGACGTGCCCGAAGGCGGCGGCGCACCCACGGGCCTCGTGATCCCCGACGGCGTCTCGAACGCGATCTTTCCGGACATCTCCGAGCTGGATCGCGCCGGAGGCCGCGTCAATCTGCGCAAGAGCTTCGTGCAGGTGGCCACCGACGACACCGACACCTATTTCGGGGCCAACGTCATCGTGGCCGAGCCGCCGCAGGACGCACGCGTCAGCGTCACGCTGTTCTCCACCAAGAAGACCTTCGACACCCGGGAGCAGGCGCAGACCCGCATCGAGGCATACCTCAACAAGGGCCCTGAGTGGGCGGGCTATCTGTTCGAGAACCACATCGCGGGCCAGCGCGTGGTGCAGCTGTTCCAGCGTCTCTCGGACGCCGTGCCCAACGTCGGCCAGACCCTCGTCTTGATCGAGAACGAAGGGCTGCCCACGCAGAAGGAGCAGTACATCCGTGCCACCGCCGTCTCGGTGGTCGAGCGCAGCTTCACCTACAACACCGACCAGGACTACAAGGCGGCGGTGGTCACGGTGGCGATCAGCGACGCGCTGCGCTTCGACTTCACCGGCTCGCCCGCGACGCGCACCTTCACGCGCGCCGCCAACGCCACCCGCACGCGCGACACGGTGGTGGCTGACGCGGGCACCTACGTCGGCGTGGTGCCGCTGATGCAGGCCGCCAATGTGGGCGACTTCACCCTCAAGGGTGCGTCCATCTACACGCAGCTCGTGCCCAGTGCGCAGACCGAGACACCGATCTCCTTCGTGCCGCCGTATGCCGCAGCGGGCTTGCCGGTGCCGGGCGCTGCACCGGTGAGCTACACGGCCAGCCACGCCTGGAACAGCAGCATCAAGTTCAATCTGCCGGGCGGGTGCCTGCCGGGGTCGTTGTCCATCGTCACCGATGGCATCACGATCTTCGACGATGCGGGCCTGCTCAAAACCGCCAGTGGAACGCTGGGCACCATCGACTACGCCAACGGCATCCTGAGCCTGAACTCCGGTTCGATGGCGGGTAGCAAGGCCGTCACCTACACGCCCGCCGCGTCTGTGCAGCGTGCGCCGCAAAGCGCGGAGATCGCGGTCACGCCGGAATCGCGCAGCCAGTCCTACGTCGGCACCGTGAATCCGGTGCCGCAACCCGGCACGCTCGCCATCAGCTACATGGCGCAGGGCCGCTGGTATGTGCTGTCGGATGGCGGCAACGGCTCGCTCAAAGGGCTGGACGCCAGCTACGGCGCGGGCACCTTCAACAAGAACACGGGGGCCTTCGTGGTGACGCTGGGCGCGCTGCCCGATGTCGGCTCATCCCTGATCCTGACGTGGAACGTGCCGACGCAGGAAACGCAGCAGCCGACCGCCACCCTCAAGGCATCGCAGTCCCTGCAGCTTACCCCGCCCGAAGGCAAGAGCGTGCAGCCGGGAACGCTCACCATCACCTGGCCGCACGAAAGCGGCACCGGCACGCGCATGGCGTCGGCAGCGACCGGGGGCACGCTCAGTGGAGCCGCCACCGGTAGCCTGAACGTCGCGCAGAACCTCTTGAGCTTTGCGCCCAACGTCCTGCCGCCGGTCGGCAGCCTGCTGACGGTGGACTACGTCGCGGGGCCGAAGCAGGAAGACAACTTCGCCCACCCCTCGCGCGACGGCCAGGGCAAGGTGCCGGTGACCGCGAGCCTCGGTTCCATCGAGCCGGGTTCGCTGGAGATCGAATGGAACACCCTGACCGACACCGCTGTGCTCGGGGTCTACACCCTGCAGCAGATTCAGGCGATGGGGCTGGGCCTGTGGAATCTGGTCGATCCCACGCAGTACGCCCGCGACGACGGTGCAGGCAATGTGCTGCGCGCAGGCATCGTCATCGGCAGCGTCAACTACGCCACTGGCGTGGTGCAGTTTCAACCTGACGTCACCGTCAAGATTCCGCGCCCGGTCTATGGTGCGCAGCAATTGGGCTGGGCGAATGGTGTGGGCCAGATGTTCCGCCTCAACTACGGCGGCATCAGCTACGTGGACGCGCCGTCGCTGTACCCGAACGACGAGTCGGGCTACGTGAAGCTGCGCTACAACAGCGCAGGATCGACCAGCAACCACAGCGAGACGTTCGCGTTCAGCCCTTCATTCCGGCTGGTGCCCGGCGTGAACGCGCAGGTGGTGACCGGCACGGTGCTGCTGGTCATCGCGGGCAGCCAGCCTTGGGGCGACAACGGCCAAGGCACGCTGCGCGAGTTCACGCCCAGCGGCTGGGTCACGCGCGGCAGCATCAACTACCTCGCCGGGGCGGTCACGCTCACCTCCTGGTCAGCGGGTGCGGCCAACAGCATCACGCGCGCCAGTTGCGTGACCACCGTCGGCGAGAACATCTCCAGCGAGTACGTGTTCCGCACCGGAGCCGCGCCGCTGCGTCCGGGGTCGCTGCCGATCCAGTTCGCCCGCGCGGTCGGTGGCACGCAGACCGTGACGGCAGGCATCAACGGCGTGATCGGCGCATCCGGCGTCAGCGGCAGCGTGGACTACGACACCGGCCTCGTGCGCGTGCGCTTTGGCACCGTGGTCACGGCAGCGGGCAACGAGACGGAGCCGTGGTTCGATGCCGAGAACGTGCGCCCGGACGGCAACATCTTCCGGCCCGAGCCTGTGGCTGCTTCCAGCCTGCGCTACAGCGCCGTGGCCTACAGCTATTTGCCGCTGGACGCGGCGCTGCTGGGCATCGACCCGGTGCGCCTGCCCAGCGACGGGCGGGTGCCGATCTTCCGGCCCGGCGGTTTCGCGGTGGTGGGCCACACCGGGCGCATCACGACCTCGGTCAGCAACGGCCAGACCATCGATGCGGGCCGCGTGCGCCTGTCACGGGTGCGGGTGGTCGGCCACGACGGCGTGGTGATCCACACCGGCTACACGGTCGATCTGGAAGCGGGCACGGTCACCTTCACCAACGTCACCGGCTACAGCCAGCCCGTGACCATCGAGCACCGCATCGAGGACATGGCCGTGGTGCGCGACGTGCAGATCAACGGCGAGATCAGCTTTACGCGCCCGCTCACACACGCCTATCCGCTGGCCATTCCGGGCGACCCTGCCTCCGGCAGCTTCGTGTCCAGTGCGCTGGTGGCCGGTGATTTGTTTGCCCGCGTGAACCTCGTGTTCGACCAGACCACTTGGAACGGCGGCTGGTCGGATGAACTCGTCGGCAACGCCGCGACCGCCACCTTCAACCACACGCAATACCCGATCACCGTCACCAATCGCGGGGCGCTCACCGAACGCTGGGTGGTGCGCATGACCAACAGCACCTCGTTCGAGGTCATCGGCGAGAACGTCGGCGTGATCGCCACCGGCAACACCAGCGCCGACTGCGCGCCCAACAACCCGGCGACCGGGGTGCCGTACTTCCGCCTGCCCGCGCTCGGCTGGGGCAACGGCTGGGCCACCGGCAACGTGCTGCGCTTCAACACCATCGGCAGCCAGTTCCCGGTGTGGGTGGTGCGCACCGTCCAGCAGGGGCCAGAATCCGTGCCCGACGACCACTTCACGTTGCTGATTCGCGGCGACGTGGACACCCCTTGACCCGAAGGAATCAACGCAATGCCTGACCTCACCGTCAAATACTTCAGCAGCGGCATGACCGGTGCGCCGCAGATCAGCAACAACTGGGGTGATCTGGTGACGATGCTCGATGCCTGCCTCGTCAACGGCTTCGCCCTCAAGGCCATCGATACGCTGACCTGCGCCGATGACGTGGCCACCGCCAGCATCAGCGCGGGCCACGCCTATCTGCCCGAGCAGGTGGTCGAGATCGCCGGGGCCGACCAGCCCGAGTACAACGGGCAATTCCGGGTGATCGCCACCACGGCGACCAGCTTCACGTTCGCCGTGACCGGCACGCCCGTGTCCCCCGCGACCAGCGCCACCAGCCTCTCGGCAAAAGTCGCCCCGCTGGGCTGGGAGAAGGCGTTCTCGGGAACGAGCAAGGCGGCGTACCGCAGCCAGAACCCGGCTTCGCCGCAGAACCTGCTGCTGATCGACGACAGCCTCAAAACGCCCGGCTACACGACGACCTGGGCCAAGTGGGCCAACGTCGGCATCGTCGAAGACCTGTCGGACATCGACACCATCGTCGGGGCGCAGGCTCCCTTCGACCCAAACAATCCGACGCAGAACTGGAAGCAGGTGCAGGCCAACCAGTGGGGTTGGTACAAGTGGTACCACGCTCGCACCAGTGGCTACGACAACTCCGGCGACAGCGGCGGCGGCAACCGCAACTGGGTGCTGATCGGCGACGACCGCCTGTTCTACCTGTTCGTCACCAATGCGGCTGGCTACAACTGGTACGGCCGCAACGGCTATTGCTTCGGCGACATCACGAGCTTCAAGCCCGCCGACAACTACGCGACGGTGCTGGCCGCCGACGACATCTACTGGAGCAACAACAGCGCAAGCTACTCGAGCTATCCGGGTCAGTACACAGGCTATGGGCTCACGCAGTCGCTGGAGTTCACCGGCAAGGTGCTCTTGCGCAACCACACCCAGCTCGGCAACCCGGTGCGCTTTGGGCTGACGTCCTTGAACACCAACAACTCCAGCCAAGTCTGCGGACGCGGCCCGATGCCATTTCCGAACGGCCCGGACTTCAGCTTGTGGTTGCTGCCGACCTACGTGCGCGAGGAGTCGGGCCACATGCGGGGCCTGATGCCGGGAATGCTGTGGATGCCACAGGATCGTCCGTACTCGGATCAGACCATCGTCGACAACGTCGTCGGGCAGACGGGCAAGCGCTTCTTGCTGGTCAGGACGCAGTACAGCTCGGAAACCGAGGGCGCGCAGATCGCCTTCGACATCACCGGGCCGTGGAGGTAATCCATGAGCTGGTGGGACAGCGTGGCGTCTTTGACGCCGGTCGTGGCGTGGGACGCGCTGCACTTCTCGGGCGGGCAACTGCAGGATCAGGTCGGCAGCAATGCCATCGTCGTGCAGGGCGGCGTGGCCACGCCGTTTCCGCTGCACGGGCTATACGGTCAAGACAAGCCCTGGCCGCTGACAACACCGTTGGCCTTGTCCGGGGACTTCGTGCTCGCGGGCTTCGTGATGCACGTCAGCCGGGGGCTGGTGTTCTACAAGGCCCTCGGCGACAGCAGCAGCTACTTTCTGGATCAAGAGGCCAACGGCGCGATCTACCAGTACGCCAATGGCAGCGGCGGTCAGGTCGGCAGCGGGCCTGCGTGGGGCACGCCGAAGTTCATGGCACTGGCAGTCAGTCCGGCCAGCGCCCGCGCCTACCTCAACGACGATTGGGCGGGCGCAGCCTTTGCGCGCGCTTGGGTGGCGGACACAGTGGGCGGCATCGGCTACCACGCCGACGGCAACGAATACAACCTCGGCGGCAGCGAGCGATTCTTCGCGGCCGGGTTGTGGTCGGGTGCCGCCAGCCTTGCCGACCTGCGTGCGCTGGAAGCCGCCTGCCGCGCAGCGCTCGCGGGGCCGCCGGTCGGCGTTCACGCAGCAACCTTGAACCATCTGCACAGCCCGAACTCCGCGCAGTGGAACCAGTCGGGCAGCCACCCGCGCCAGTACCGGGACGTGGCCAGCCACCGCCGCAACATCCATTTCGGCGGCAACGGCCAAATCACCGGCACCGTCAAGGAGAAGGGTCAGCCCGACCAACCCCTCGTGCGTGAAGTGCTGCTCTACAGCGAGAACACCCACACCCTGGTGGCGAGCACATGGTCGCAGGCTGACGGGGCATACCGCTTCGAGCGCATTGACCCCCAGCAGCGCTACACGGTGATCAGCACCGACTACCAGCAGATGTACCGCGCCGTGATCGCGGACAACCTGAAACCGGAGTTGATGCCATGACCGTCGCCATCACCCAAGAGCACAACGAGGCGCGGCTGGCGGGCACGCTGTCCTTCCTCGACGCGGGCAGCAACCCTGCGCGGCTGCGCATCTACGGCGGCACGCGACCGCCCAATCCGGCGGCGACGCCCACCAGCGCGATGCTGGTCGAGATCGCGCTCACCAAGCCCGCAGGCTCGATTGCGGGTGGGTTGCTCACCCTGACGCAGCAGGAGGACGGTCTCATCGCCGCGACCGGCGTCGCCACGTGGGCGCGGCTGGTCAACGGTAATGAGGTGACTGCGCTCGATCTGGATTGCAGTGGCACCGATGGCGCGGGCGATGTGAAGCTGGCCAGCACCAACCTGTATCTGGGCGGCGACGCCCGGATGGTGTCGGCCATCTTGGGCTGAAGGTTCGAGGTGAACGATGCCTGCGAACTCTGGCCAGAACGTCGACCTGCTGTACGACCGACCTGCTGCCACCGATGCCAACTTGATCTTCGGCGCGGACTACCTGCCGCCGCGCAACGACGTGGTGGTGCAGGCCACGCTGCCGCTGCCGGTCGCCAGCATCGCCTTCATCCCGCCTGCGCGGCTGGAGGTGCTGGCCGAGTTGCCGGGCTTGACAGTCAGCACGCTCGTCCTGCGCCCCAGCGTGCCGCTCCACGTCGGCGTTGCCAGCCTGCCCGGTGTGGTGCTGACCGGCGAGGTGCGCTACGCCTCGCACACCCAGCGCCCCACAGTGGGCCAGACGGCGCACGAATGGCAGCAAGCCGCGCAGGGCGAGGACGGTGCAGCACAGGGCCAGCAGGATGCGACGGCGACGCCCGCAGGCTGGAGTGCGCTCTGGCAGCGGGCGGGTGTATCGGTTCACGGCATCGCGCACCGCCTACCGCCGGTCTTGGTGGCCGCGCCGCTGCAACACCGTACCGGCCAGCAGCAGGCGACGCGCATGCATGGCGCGACCGGGTTCGCCCACGAGGACGCGACACCCATCGCACAAATCCGGGCGGGTGTGTTCCAGAACGCTACCCGCCTGCGCGACGCCACGCACTTCGCGCATCAAGACGGTGATCGCAGCAAGCGCGCCGGTCGGCTCGCGCTCTGGAAGAACGCCCGACTGCTGACGCAGTGCCAGGGCATGAACTTCCAGAGCGCAAGCCGCCGACCGGTGGGCTGGCGTGGGCGGTACCAAGAGGCTATGCGGCCACCGCCCGGCATCAGCGTGTGGGTGATTCCCGAGCAGCCCGAGCCACCGCGCTGCTACACGCCCAGCGGCCACCTGCTGTTCCCGGCGCTGGCTTCCGCCAGTGCTCACCTGCTGTTCTTCTGCGAAAACCACATCGACCCGCCCGGTGGCGAGCCGGTGGTCGTTCCCATTCGGAGGGTCTACTTCGTGATCAACAACGTGACCCTGCACCGGCTGCCCGATGGCTTGCCGGTGCCGGTGTTCAATCTCTCGCTGTCACTCGATGCCGCGTCCTGGACGTGGGGCTTCGAGGCGCTGCTCCCCGCCGCCGCAGAATACCTCATCGCGCCCGGCAGCAACGGCGGCCCCGTCGAACTGGTGGCCAACGTCAACGGCACAACTTTCCGGGTGCTGGCCGAGAGCATCAGCCGCGAGCGAATGTTTGGCGATGCCAGCATCCGCATCTCGGGTCGTGGTCGCAACGCCGTGCTGGCTGCGCCCTATGCGCCAGTGATGAACTTCCAGCAGCCGCAGGCGCGCACGGCGCGGCAGTTGATGGACGACGTGCTCACGCTCAACGGCATCCCGCTGGGCTGGGACATCGATTGGGATCTGACCGACTGGAACGTCCCGATAGGAGTGTTCGCCCAGCAGGGCACATGGATGGAAGCGCTGATCGCCATTGCCAGCGCCGCCGGGGGCTACCTGATCCCGCATCCGTCCGACCAGAGCATCCGTGTGCGCCATCGCTATCCGGCCGCGCCGTGGGAGTGGAGCACCGTCACGCCCGACTTCGTGCTGCCCGTCGATGCCGTGGCCCGCGAGTCGCTGCGCTGGGTGGAGAAGCCTGCCTACAACCGCGTGTTCGTGTCCGGGCAGGATGTCGGTGTGCTCGGTCAGGTCACGCGCGCAGGCACGGCGGGCGATGTGCTGGCGCCGATGGTGGTCGATGCGCTCATCACCGAAGCCGCTGCGGCACGTCAGCGGGGTATCGCTGTGCTCGCCGACACGGGGCAGCAGATCGAGGTGAGCCTGCGCCTTCCGGTGTTGGCCGAGACGGGAATCATCGAACCCGGTGCCTTCATCGAGTACCAGGACGGCAGCAGCACCCGTCTGGGCCTCGTGCGCTCTACGCAGATCGAGGCCGGGATGCCGGAGGTCTGGCAGACGTTGGGAGTGCAGAGCCATGCATAACCTGTACGAACAGTTCCGCCAACTCATCCCCGACCCACCGTTACAGGCGGGCACGGTGGTGGGCGTCGGCACCGGCAGCGTGACCGTCGCCTTGCCCGGTGGTGGGTTGATCCGCGCACGCGGCAACGCCGCCGGCGGCCAGAAGGTGTTCGTGCGCGATGACGTCATCGAAGGCATCGCGCCCAGCCTGACGCTGGAGATCATCGAAATCTGAGTTCCATCCCTTTGTTCAACCCTGAACCCGCCTTGGTGCCTCGCGCATCGGGCGGGTTTTGCATTTCTGGAGACTGCAATGACCGAAGAAGCCCAACCCGCCACCCTTGTCGAGAACATGCTCCTGCTGCGCCGAGAGGAGTTTGACGACTTGCTCGACCGCGCCGCCGAGCGTGGAGCCGAACGCGCACTCGCCCATCTTGGCTTAGAGAACAGCCACGCCGCCAAGGACATCCGCGAACTGCGCGATCTGCTGCAAGCGTGGCGCGATGCCCGTCGCACGGCGTGGCAGACCACCGTGAAGGTCGTCACCACCGGCATCTTGGCCGCACTGCTGGTCGGTGCCGCCATCAAACTGAAGCTGATGGGAGGTGCGCAATGAAGCCCCGCATCTGCCTGCTCGACAACTGGCGGTGCGTGCTGCGCCGTGCCTGGAGCATTCGCTTCTCGCTGCTGGCGGCGGCCTTCACGGCGGCGGAAGTGGTGGTGCCGCTGTTCGGTGACGTGCTGCCGCGTGGCGCGTTCGTGCTGCTGGCCTTCGCCGCCAGCATCGGCGCGACCGTGGCGCGCATCGTGGCGCAGCCGGAGATGCACCGATGATCCGGCCACCGCAACGACGCACCGTGGCGGCGCTGACCCTGTCCGCCGCTGCGCTGGTGGGCATCGTGCTGCACGAGGGCTACACCGACCGCGCAGTGATTCCGGTGAAGGGTGATGTGCCGACCATCGGCTTCGGCACCACCACCGACGTGAAGCTGGGCGACACCACCACGCCGCCGAAGGCGCTGGCGCGGGCACTTACCGATGTGCAGCAGTTCGAGGGTGCGCTGAAGGCTTGCGTGACCGTGCCACTGGCCCAGCACGAGTACGACGCGCTGGTCAGCTTCTCCTACAACGTCGGCAGCCGGGCGTTCTGCCAGTCCACGCTGGTGCGGAAGCTCAACGCCGAGGACTACGCCGGAGCGTGCTCCGAGCTGCTGCGCTGGCGCTTCTTCCAGGGCAAGGACTGCGCGCTGCCTGCGAACGCACGACTCTGCGGCGGGCTGGTGACGCGTCGGCAGGCCGAATACCGGCAATGCCTCGGGGAAACGCCATGAGCCTGATCCCGTGGCTATACCGCTGGCTGGCCCTCATCCTGCTCGCCGCCGCCCTGATCGGCTTCGGCTGGATCAAAGGCGCGGGCCACGTTCAGGCGCAGTGGGACGCCGCCGTCCAGCAACAAGCCCTGCAAGCCGCAGCCGTCGGCGAGCGGCAGGCGCAGGCCACCATCAAGGTCGTCACCCAGTACGTCGACCGTGTCCGCGTCGTCCGCGAGAAGGGCGACACCATCATCAAGGAGGTTCCCATTTATGTGTCCGTTCAAGCCGATGCTGCTTGCACTATCAACCGTGGCTTTGTGCGCCTGCACGACGCTGCCGCCGCCGGTGAAGTGCCCGAGCCCGCCCGAGATGCTGATGCGGCCGCCGCAGGAATTGCGCTCTCTGCCGTCGCCGAAACCGTCGCAGGCAACTACCAGTCCTGCCACGAGAACGCCGAGCAACTGAGGGCGTTGCAGGTGTGGTTTGGGGAGATGGCGGCGAGCATCAACCAGTGATCGGGCCTCGTGGCGCGGCGCGAGGCGGAAGTGTCCCTGATCCTGCAATCTGCGATGGGCTGATCGGCGCGGGCTAGGCGCAACAAGCATATTTGATCTAGAATATGCTTCAAGTGCATTATCTGAATGGCAAGATCGTGGCTTTTGAGAGCGTTGAAGAACTCATCCGGGCGGCGCGCAATGGGCGCAGTCAGAAGGAATTTGCCGATCTGCTGGAGGTCGATCAGTCGATGGTGAGCAAGTACGAGCGGGGCAAGGCCAGTCCGCCGATCAGCGTCATCAACCGCTGTATGCGTCTGGTGCATACCGCCGAAGGCGAGGCGGCACCGTCGGCGGAACAGCTCGCCGACCGGGTGCGCGAGTCCTTGGCCGACCCGAAGTTGGGTCAAGTGCGCTCGGCGCTATCCCGCTTGGTGGACGCCTTCGCGTCCGAAAACGCGCAGGCCCGCTCGTCGGGCGCTGCGCCGCAATGACATAGGAGGCCGTATGGCAACGCAATCAACCATCGAATGGACGGAGCAGACGTGGAACCCCACCACCGGCTGCACCAAGGTCTCGCCGGGTTGCAAAAACTGCTATGCTGAAGTGATGGCGCGGCGGCTGCACGCGATGGGCGCGCCCGGCTACGAGAACGAGTTCAAGCTCACCGTGCATGAGAACCGGCTAGAGCAACCGCTGCTGCGCAAGAAGCCCACCACGTACTTCGTGAACAGCATGAGCGACCTGTTCCACGAGGCTGTTTCGGACAAGTTCCTCGACCGCGTGTTCTCGATCATCGAGGGCACGCCGCAGCACACCTACCAAATCCTCACCAAGCGCGCCGAGCGCCTGCCGGAGTATTTTTCGCGCCGGGCCTGCCCGCAGAACGTGTGGCTGGGCGTGTCGGTGGAGGACAAGAAGTACGGCGTGCCGCGCATCGACCACCTGCGCAAGGTGGATGCGCACATCCGTTTCCTATCGGTGGAGCCGTTGCTGGAAGACTTGGGCCGCATCAATCTGCGCGACATCCATTGGGTCATCGTCGGCGGTGAGTCAGGTCACAAGGCGCGCCCGATGCGCGAGGAGTGGGTGGCGAACGTGCAGGTGCAGGCCGAGGCCGCTGGCGCGGCGTTCTTCTTCAAACAGTGGGGCGGTTGGGGTGCGGACGGCGTCAAGCGCCACAAGAAGGCGAACGGTCGCGTCTTCCGTGGTCGCACATGGGACGACTACCCGGAAGCGGCCGCGCAACCTTAGAAATTGAACGCGCCTTGGCCTTCGACGTTCGAGGCCGTGGCCCAGAACTTGTGGGCGAGTTCGTGCTTGGCCGCAAGCAGCAGCCAGTACAGCGGCTGGTTCTTTGCTCCGGTCAGCAATTTCATGTCGGTGGAAGGCCACACGCCGAGGCCCGCCACCTTGTCGCGCCAGAACTGGAATATCTGCAGCCGGAGTTCTTGCTGCCCCTGAAGGGTGGAAACCTTGTCGCGCCATCCCGGTGCGAAGGTGTCGAACGGCGAGTTCTCGGTAGTCGCGTAGGTCACGACGTTGCGCTGCAAGTCCATCTGGCTGATGTGAACCAGCATGTCGATGCGCGTGAGCGATGACAGGGCGACGATGATGTCGAAGTTCAAGGCCGCCAGATCGAAGGGATCGAGAAACGCGAAGTTCAGGCCGTAGGCGTTGAGCTGGGCGGTCACCGTTTTCACGGCATCGACGGCGGCACCGTCCACCTCGACCACTGGTGCGCCCAAGTTGCGCAGGCGGGTTGCGGCGGCTTGACGCCGCTGGGCATCGAGGTCGCCGATGAAGACCTGCGAGAACGGCGCGTTGCCTTCCTTGCTCTTCTTCCAGGCGGCGACGACACCGCCGTCAATCCACTCGCCGGAGTCCCGCACCTTGCATCGCCCCGGCCCGCAGAACAGATCAATGTAGGTCGCGCCAGCCTTGCCGGGGCCAAGAAACTTCGCGCGGGTGCTGCGCGAAATGTCGATGTAGCGGCACAGGTAGTCGTGCTTCTCTTTAGCCCAGACGCCCACTTCCTCGGCAGGCAGTCCATCGTCCCCATCGATCAGTTTTCCCATCGTGCATTCCCCGCATCGGT